AGTTCGGTGGTCAGAAAGGGATTAATCTTCCTATAACTACTAATGCAAATATTAGGTAAATTGCGCCCTAAATAGTAAAAAAGCCACCCTTGTGGGGTGGCTTTTAGGACTACGAAGGTGCTGATTAAACGCCAGCGGTGCCGTAGATGTTACGTGCATCGTGCCAGCCGGTCGCGTAGCGCTCGGTGGCCTTGTAGCGCATAGAATCAGTCTCAAAGTCGCCTTCCATGGATTTCTCCATTGGACGACGCATTACGAGCATGAGACCATTCTCAGCATCGGTCTGTACCCACCATGCCTTGGAAGAGCTCAAACGGGTTACAACGTGTGTACCCTTTGGAAGCATTCCAGTGGACTTGATTGGGTTGAGATCGTTGTCAGCAGTACCAGAACGGAGAACAGACTTGAGGATTACCTCTGCCTGGAACTCGAGTGCTGGAGGAACAACTAACTGCTCAGCTTTCAGACGAATACGCTTACCGTTGTTGTCGATTGCAGAACGGATCTGGATGAGGATCTGCTCAACAGAAGTCTGCGACAAGTTAGCGGCAGTCGATAGCTGATTGCTGTAAGTTAAGCCGTTAGCAACAGGGTGAGCTGTGTTTATTAAAGTTACACCGTCACCGCCAACATAGCCGGCTGTGAATGCAAAGTTTAATAAGTTAGCGCACAATGTCTCTTTGGTCTCAATCATAGACTGAGCCAAATGCTTGGCGAAAGTGCTGCCGATACGGATGTGATCACCGTCTTCCATCAACACTTTGGTCAAGGCATATGCCAAGCCATAGATTTGATAGATGAAACGTGTGATGTACAAAGTACCACCTTGGTCATAGCTGACAGGAGTTCCGTCAGGCATCGCAGGTGCGGCATTCATACCGAACAACATTACTTCTTCGTGATAATTACGTGGGATGCCCTGGATTTGTTCTACAAAACCTTTCCATTCGTCAGCACGCTGCTCATATACACCATCAAAGACTTCGTTGATAATCGGCTCGACTACCGCACGAAAGTCTGTACTACGCATTGGAGTTGCCATTGCTTATTACCTTTCTTTCGTTAATTAGGAAACCGAGACCTTGGGTGCAACAAACGTGTTGTTGGCGATCTGGACTTGAACAATCGTTTTCGCATCGCCCCAAGCGTTTAACTCGCCTGTTGGATATGCTACTTCACGGCCTAAACCTACAACGCGAACTTGTCCCTGTTGACCGGCAGTTACTGCGGTTGCAGCAAGAGCGGTTGTGGAGAAGCCTGCGCCCCCATTACCGATGGAGGTGCCACCTGTTGGGGTGTTTCCGACGGTTGCTGAGAAGTTGTACTGCGATCCGATAGCTGCTGTGGTTACAGAGCCTGCAGACTGAATTTCATATACTAAAGACGGATCAGTAAAGATCCAGAATAAGATTTCAGATGAAGCATCTAGTGTGGCTTTAGAGGCAAATTTAGCTACAGAGCGACGACCTTGTGAGTCAGTAAACTCTACGCCGTTAAATACGCCGTATACCGGGCTTGTTGCTGCAAGGGTGGCTGCAACTGCTAATTGACCTGAAGCTGTGATCCCAACTGGTTGATACTGGAAAAATGACTCACCAGAGTTCAAAGAGTAAGGAGCCGTGTATGAAGACCCAGTGACAAAAGTGTTGGTTCCAACGAATGGAACTGCACGATCAAGACCACTTGGGTGATATACAGGCTTCAGACCAAAGGGTTTAAATGTTGTGGACATTTATTATTTTTCCTTTGTTATATTTTGAAGAATGTTATTGGAAGCGAATATTACTATTTGCTTTTGCGGCCTCTTTTTCCATTTCCAAAATGCCACCTTCAAGAATTGATCTGCCACCTTTGCCGTCCTTAGCAGTGCTACGAACGTTTGCGGTAATATTTCGCTGGTGCTCAAGGGGATCCTCGAGGTGCAGCATGCGCATCACTTCTTGATAGATTTCTTCTGGTAACTTAAAGAGAACCATCTCGTTACAACTAACACAGCCTTCAAACTTGCCCGAGCTCATTTTACCTAGTGCTTCAAAGCCTTTTCCTAATTCTCCGGCTTTCACTGGCTCATAACCCAACGCCATACGTTTGTCGATACTGTCATAATTATTTGTGGTGGATAACCAGCACAAATGGAACCCAGGGATTGTACCTCCTGGGATATCTGGCAACGCGCTATTTTGCCATTTGTCTCTGAACGCCTCTGCACGTTCGCGCTTTGATTTTAAGTCCGGATCTTCTGCTGCCATCCGTTCTTTTGTTTCCTCGACTCGATCAATTAAACGATCTTCTAAGTCGCGTTTTATTCTTGTGTTTGCCATGATAATTATCCTTTGTTAGCGCGATCATACGATGCGTATGCGCGGATCATTTTATTTCGTTTTTCAACATCGTCCCACGAGCCAGCGTCTTTAATTGCCTGAACACGCTCACGACTTAACGTGATGGTTCCAGGTTTTGCGCTGGTTGTGTTTGCCACTCGGCTAGAGGCTGTTGGGCCCGCTCTACGAGTTTGCTGTCCGCCTTTACTTGTGTAACGGTGTGGCAGACGTGACGATAAACGATTATCCAACTCCTCCCAATACTCAGAATCACTTGGATCCCATCCGTCTTGGGCGAGTTCTTGATCAATTACCTTGGCGATTCTACTATCTGTATCTCGAGCCTGCGGATCATACCAAGAGTTTTTCTTAAGCCACTGAGTTGCGTTTCTTTGCACTTCAGTGCTAATCTCGTTTGGTACGTTTTGCTTTGGGGCTTTTGCTTGCTCGAGCTGTTGTTTTTTGTAGTACTGAGCTTGTTGCAGACGCTGTTTGGCGTCGGTTAATTGCTCTAAGTACTCCATTTGTCCAGGCGCATCATTTTCTTGCGCCGCTTGCAGCATCTTCATTTTAGCGTATTCTACACGAGTTGCCTCGTCTTCAATTGCCTTATCAATCTGCACAAACTGGTACGACGCCGAAGCATTTTCCACTTTAAGTAAACGTTCGGCTAGTTCAGCGTTACGTCGCTCAAGCGCACTAATTTTATTTCGTGCCGTTGTGTCTCGTTGTTTGTTTAACTCTTTTTTGAGTTTACGCTCTTCTCTGCGTGCCTCACGAATCCGTTCCCGGTCTTCGTCTGTCTCTGCGTCCCCGTCTTCGTCTTGATCACCAGACTGGGCCTCTACTTCTCCACCCTCCGCAAAATCTTCTGCGTCTTCGTCTGATTCTTTTTTGCTGTCTTCTGTTTCAGCAAACGGGTCTTCTGTTTGCTCTAGCGATACTAACGCCGAGCCATCATTCTGTTCTTTTACAGGAATATCTTTATTTTCTGCCATAATTTTCTTTCAAAATTAGTCTACAAACGCTTTCATTTTCTGCGCATGGTCAAATGACTTGATGCGAGAAATGATTTCACGTGCCTGGATGGTAATAAACACCACTGGGGATCCTTCATCATCTGGGCTTACAACAAAACGGTCACCGCCGTACTTGATGGTTCTAACCAAATCGCCTTCTTTGCACCAAGGGCCTTCAATCCAAGGCTCTAAGGTATCTGGCGACTTATATGCTAGTGGGCCAATCTGGCGTACTTTAGCTACAGTCTCATTGAAACGTAACGTCTGCCGGGTCTCATCAACTAAAATGATTCCACCCTTGCTTTTTGCCTTCTCCCGTCGTAACTGCACTAATACGCGGTCTCCGGCTACTTCAATACCTGGATCGATGTTTGGAAAGCACTCGGCTTCCGAACGAAGATCTGGGTCTTCCTTTTGTGATAAATCAAATGCCATGCGGCATCTCCTTTCTTGAATCTTACGATTCGTCTTCGTCGTCTTCCGTTAAAATCTCGTTAATAATGTCCAACGTAATCTTAAAACCTTCGTATCGGCCAACCAATCTCTGGTAGTCCTCAAACGAATTTACGTTAGTTCCTGCGGTAACGGATTCCGCTAGTGATTTTTGCTCAGCCTTTACACGACCGATAATTTCAGATAAAAAGTCCTTCATAATCTCACTAATGCAAGTATATGAAGGATTCCGCCCTAAAATTAATAAAAATTGCCGCCTTTGATGTCTTTAAGGTTTTTATCTGGCCCGACTTTGCAGTCTTTAGCCATTTTGTTTTGGGCTGCGCCCTTTTTCCAATTGTTATCGCGGTGGCTGCCAGATGCGCCTTTGTCAATGGTTTTGTCTCCAGGGCCGCCGCCGCTAGATAGTTTGCCAGTTTCCTGGTATGTTTGACGAAAGCCTTGTAAATTTTCGGCCATGTTATGCTCCTTTGGTGGGTTTTGGTTTTAGTGCAGCCTGGACGGCCTGTTTGGCTATTTCGGCGTCTGATATAAATTGCTGTTTTTCAATCTCGATACCATGCTGACGGATATCTTTTTCTGCTTCATTTACTGCCTGGATACCAAGCATTGCCTGCTCTTGGGCGAGCGCCATTTCTTGGTTTGTTAGTTGCATCTGTGCCTGCATGGCAGCTACCCGCTCGCGCGAGGAGTTGTTCATGCTGTTAATTGCCACGTTGGTAGAGTTTTTCTGGTTATCCAGCTCAGTTTGTACCTCGTACTTGCTCTGTAATTCCATAACCTTACGCTGTAATTCGGCAAGTTTAAGCTCGTAGTCTTGTTGCGACTTGGCCTGTTCAATCTGCATTTTGGCCTGAGATTCGGCCTGTTTGCGCTGGGTCTCTGCCATCTGGGTTTTAAGAATAACCTGAGCCGTTGGATCAGCGGACGCTGCCTGTTGAAGCTGTGCCTCTTTGGCTTGCTGTACTTTTTGCGCCAGTTGTTGAATCTGCTGGATAAACGGCTGCATAATCATCTGCGAGTCTTGTCCTACCATCTGTGATGCTAATGCTAGCGCCTGCTGAGATTCTAAGTCTAGTGGCTTTTCTTGGTGCAGCTCTAACGTATCTCTGCCGCCGGATGCCTGGGCGACGTACGCGCGCATGGACTGCAAGTAGTGCAGCGTTAAGTGTTGCTTGATGTGCTCTAGCGCGTTGGGCGCGAATGTTGGTCCAATTACAGGGTTGCCGCCGTAGGCTGGGTTTGCAGCGTACTCAAGGTGGATCTTAATGTGGCTGATGTGGTCCTGGTCTGGGTATGCTGCGGCGGGACGTCCCATGGTCATGGCAACGTTTTCTAGCGCAGGATTGGATTCTTTTGCACCTAACGGATTTGGTAATATCTCATCAACGTTGGGCACCTTAAGCTGGAGTAATACTCTGCGGTAAGCCGCACGAACGTCAAACATTCCAGGTGGTGCTGAGGCCGCCATTTGAAGGATGGCTTGGTTCTGAGCTAGTCGCTGTGTCTCAGAGAAAATGTTAGGGTCGGATACCGGGCGTACGTCGTTGTTGTACGAGAAGTCACGAACCTCAACTGCCTCGCCGGACTGGTTGTCCATCTGTTCCAAATACCAGTGGTTAATGCGAGAAATAATTGCCAGTGATTTAGCTTGGCTGCGGTGTAAACGTGCGTGAATGCTGGAAAATACTTTAGCACCTTGCTCGATAAGAGCCTGGGCCGTACCAACCGGCATGTTGTTGTTTGCCTCGCCAATCTTTTCTTCTGCGGTGGTGACAACGCCTTTGGCTGCGTCAGTTAACCAACCCAGTAAGTTAAATAATACACTGGACGGTTGGTTAAACGGCATTGGCATCGCAATCTTGCGAACGTCGTCAACACCAGGTGCTCCCTCAATCTCTACTACTTGCGTAGGTTCGATGCGATCGCTTTGCCCACCAATTCGTCCACCCTTGAGCTTAAGTAGCGTTTGGGAATTATTAATATGCGCCGCGTCAAGGAGAGCACGTAGAGCACCAGTGAGAGCAGCGCTAAGACCACCAATAAGATGGGGAAGGCCAATAGCATAAGCGCCACGCCAAGGGATAAATTTAAACTCGACATACCAGTCCAGTTTTTCAAACTTTTCATCATTTGCTTCCCAGTTACGATACAGACCCAAGACTGTGCTTGTAGTCTCATCAATCATTAAAATGTAAGGGGCTCGTAGTCCATCAGTTTGATCGTCTTCATCCAAACGCATGAAACACGTAATTTCGTAAACACGACGCAATCCGTCAATGTTTTTAGAGGGCATATCTTTGCCCTCAATTTTATCGTTTGCTTTTTCAGATCTTGTCTGGTCATTTAATGGTGCATCCGAAGAGTACACGCTGTCAATGTCGACGTAGATACCTGATTCAATACGTTGCAAAAACGTGTCTTCGGTAATGTCTTGTACTTCGGTTACACGTTGTGATGTGTAGAAGTTGGTTGACGAGTATGGTAACAAAATGTTGTCAATCGCCACCCACTCGCAGATTGGACGTTTTTGTTCTTCGTCCCAGCGCCATTTAAGGAACTGCGATCCACCTAACGGCAACTGAGTAAGCAACTGCTCCATCTCATCGCGGTACTCAGGCACCTGTTCGGTTAGCTGCCAGTTAAGGAAGCTAACCTTACGATCTGCTGTCTCTTCTTTTACTCGATCTGCTTCGCCTTTGATGTTAGACTTAACTAAGCCATCGGGTGGAAGTAATTCTTTAGCCGTTGACGCAGCGAAGTCAACGCAGGCCTCGGCCATAACTGGGTGAACCACTTTGGAAGCACCGTCAAACGTCGCCCCTCCAGGTGCATCTTTTCCAAGCCCAGTTCTACGCAATCCTTCTTCATACTGTTTGTCTCGTTGTGAACGCGACTCTTTGTCGGCGTCAATTAAATCTAAATACTCCGTTGCCAGAGATTGTAATGTACTTTCATCCAACACCTCAGCCAAGTTCTCATAGAACTGTGGGTTTTTTCGTGGGCTTTGTTTTTCTTTGTAGTTAACAACGACGGAACCGTCTTCTAACTCAATAACTTCTTCTTCAACGTCGCCGGGTTCTAATCCCAATGTTTCTTCATAGTAATCCATCTCAGCATCTTGTGCCATGGCCTCTTGAATGTTTTGCTCGGTTTCAAGGCCCGGCAAATTTGCACCAGATTGAATGGGTAGTGTTGGGTTTGCCATAGTTTATCTATTGTAGAATTGGGGTAGGCCGGGAAAACTTGGTTGCTCTCGCACGTTAATCATTTCCAAAGGTTGATTGTGTTTAAATACTGGAGATTGCGCCCTTGCCTGTTCTCTAACCATTTTTTGTTGTTTGGCGGCCTCTTCTGCTTTTTGTTTTTTGTATGTGTCTAATGTTGCGTCACCCATTTGGTTAGGTCCCATTAAAGACAATAACACGGTAAGAGGATTTAATGGTGCAACCGCTAAACCTAACGTTGCCAAATTTTCCATGGCGGGTCCATATTTTTTGTTTGAGGCATTTTTTTGTAACTCTAAAATTTCTGGTGATAACATAGCTGAATTTATTGCCACCTGAGTTCCAATGTTTGCCGGGGTTGATATTCCACCTTTTGCAAACTTTTGTGGTTGTTGGCCGGCGGCAATTAGTGCGGCCAACATGTCTTGCACGCTCATTCCAGTGCTGCCACCGCCTGAAAAAAACTGGGGCTGTATACCAGACTCTTCCAGCATTGCCTGCTGTGGGGTCTTTAACATACCAGGAGAGGCGGGCGTCATGCCGGCCTCTTCCATTAATTTTTGTTGGGGGGTCTTTAGAAAGTTCATTTTGAGCGGGTAGTTATTCCTATTTATACTAATGCACAAATACTAGGAGATCCGCCCTACTGGGCGTACGGGTTCACAAATCGCTTGCTGAGGTCGTCGTCCACGTAACTATAGTCTCGAGCTGGTAACGGGTCGAGTTGGATCCATCCAGAATCACGTAGAACGCGCAACGCTTGCGAGAGGGAGTCGACGTAGTCATCGTGTCCGCCAGCCTCTGGAAATGAACACACCTGACGAAGAAAACGTTTTGCCCAGTCTGCATATTCACCTTTTCGTTGGGGTTCCTCTGGTATCCAAACTTTTCCTTTAGCTACCAGTGGAGAGACAATGTTTAATCGTTGCACCTTATCGGCACGTCCGGGGTTGTATCCGCGTACCGGTACCCCGGCGCCTTGGAGTTCTTGGATCAGCGAGATACCCGCCGACTTATCTTCCATCAGTATTAAGTCAGCCTTTCGGCCTTTACCAAAGTCGTTATCCGCGCCGTAGACGACCTCTTTAAAGTCGTTGATTACCTTCCTGCGCAGCTCAGGGTACGACAAGTGCTCGTCCCAGGCGTCTAGTAGTATGATTGCCGTGCCGGCGTCTTGCTGTTCGAACACGCCCCAAATGGTGCAGGCGGTTGGGTCGTTCATTGTCTTTTCAGAAGTCGCCGGGTCATACGACGCAATAACATACTCTAGCGTTGGAGTTGGTTTGTTGGCTGGCCAGAGTTTAAACTGTTTGCGCTTGATGATACCGGACTGCTCCGGGTCAAGTATCTCACCATAGATCTCTTGTCTTCCAATGTCAGTGCCGTCATACGTTTCAAGCTGTTTGAAAAAAGTCTCTGAAAGGTTTGCTCGGTTGTCGTAGGACGACGCGTTTGATATGTATACATCCCCACCTACTTTCCCTTCGTTTAAGTCTACAATTAATTCTTTTGGTTTAGGGGTTGTGGTAATAATCTGCTGGACTCGAGGGATGCGTGGGTCCCTAAGGCGTAGGGTAAACTGTACGCCATCGTAGGCATCGTCAATGTAGTCAAATGCACACAGCTCGTCAAACCAGGCCCCATGATATTGCTTACCTCGGTAACGCTCGGGCTCAGAAGCGGGGATCCCCTGTATAAGAGATCCATTTGTAAGGGTGATTTCAAACAAAGACTTGTTGTAGTCTCGTATAAGTGACGGGGGGATGATATTGATAAGTCCGGAGTCCCCCTCAAAACAAGTTGCACGTATATCGTTTGATGTTGGGGCGGTGACGAGCCAACGGGTGTTGTCATAATTCCAAGCCCGAATGCCAATCCAATGACTAGCAGTGTGTGTCTTGCCAGATCCACGACCGGCAAGCATAAGAAACGTATCATACTCACCATCTTCTGGCTCTTGTTGGTGTGGTAGTGCCTGAAGCTGCCACTTGACCTGCCAAATGGCGGCATCAAGCTGGGCCTTGGGCCAGTGCGTGCGTGCTTGTGCGAACTTCTTTAATTCAAGTTCTTGTTTTGCTGTTAACGACATGAAATAAAACCCTCTCCTACGAGATAGCTGTTATCCGGCCCTTCTGTTTCAATGTGAACACAGGTTTGTGGCTGGATCTTTGTAATTTTTTCAATGTACCGACGCGCTTGGTGTATTTTTATCGGTTTAGATACCTGATTAGGTACCAGTTTCAACCGGGTTCTAAAAATTAACGTGTAGGTACTATTTTTTTCTGTAAATGTAAGGCTAGTCTTGCCACCCAGCGACTCAACAAGGCCCTGAATAGACAGCGCCGTGCCGTAATGTGTGGTAGAGAACCTAAACCGGTCTTTACTGGGTAGGTACTGGCGCGGTTTTGCAAATATTATGCCACGCAGCAGCTCAATTCGTTGTTCTTTGTCTGATAGTAGGTAGTTTGCTGGTATTTTGGTTGGGATACCAGGGGCCAACTGTGACTCTATGGTCGGCGATATGGTAAACTGCCGCCAGCCGTTGTGTATTATCTTGCGGATCTTGACCTTGTACCCAAAATCTTTAAGCTGTTGCTCTACTTCTTCCTGTGTCGACGGGGTTGTCGTAAAAAATTTGCTAGGTTTGCGGTTTACAAACCAAAAACCAAAGACAAACGGTGGCACGGGTAGGGTCTGGTGGGGTAGCTCAATCGGTTTTGTAGTAGGGATTGAATAGATCTTACAATTTGTTTTGTCTTTCAGGTCACCATCTAGCAACGTCTCCACATTCATAGGCTTTAGTGGCCGCCTAAAGGGGTGGTAGCCCTTGTACTCTATGACCCTGTCCCTGTATTTAAAGTTTTCTACTAAAAATTCTAGGCGCTTGTCACCAGAGATTGTCAGGTAGTCATTTAACATGACCTCGTAACAACTATCTGAGAAGTATTCCTGTACCAACTTTACCTTTACCGGTTTGCCGTTCTGGTCAAACAGGTAGTCACCTGGCTGGATTTTGTTTGCTGGTTTCCAGTAGTCTAAAGTTAAGACCTTTTGATTTGCTAGTATCGCCATAAAAATTATCTAGGACCCACTGGTCCAACCAACGCCCTAACGGCGCCCTAATTTTGTTTTGGATTCCCACGGGTAACCGGTTAATGTTTAGGTACTCGCAGGCCTTTAAACGAAACTCAATGTACTTAACCGTCTCTTTGTCCAATATTTCAATTGGCGCGTCGGCAGAGTCAAAGTTGTCTAGGGTGCAGACCATGACACGAAAACCTTTAAGTTTCCCATCGGAATCTTCTAGAACACCCTGGATCTGATAAACATATTCGTTCATACATCTACTAATGCAAACATTTGATTATTATGGCCCAATAGTTTTTAACTATCAATTTTGCTTGCAGCAGCGCGGGGGTTGCGGCACTTGCGGGGGTATATTCCAGGTTACCCTCTATCTTTAT